GCTGGCCTCCCGAAAGCGGATCATCTCCAGCACGGATCGTCCGAGCTGGTACACGAGGCTGCCGACGGCGCTCCCGATGCTGCCGATGGTGCCGGCCACGCTCATCGCGAAGCCGCCGATCTGTCGGAAGAGGTTCGCGCCCCCCTGCAGGTCGCGGAAGGTGCGCTGCCACCCCGACGAAGCCGCGCGGGCGGCCTCTGCTGCGCCGCGGCCAGCCCCATTGAAGCCGCCGCTGAGTCCGCGCAGGCTCGCGCCGGTGCCGCGCTGCATCGCGCGGGTGGCCTTGTCGAGCTCGGTGACCCCCTGCGTGACGCCCGCCACGGCTTGCTTCGCCGCGCGCGCGGGTACCGTCGTCTCGTCGACGACGCGCAGGGTCCATGTGGTCTCGTTGGCCATCAGGTCTTCTTCGAAAGGCCCTTCACTACAGCCTGGAAGGTCGCGAGGAATTCGGTGACGAGGCGCGCGCCCGCTCGGGCTTCTGGCGCCGCCGTCTCGGGGTCGAGCCCCGCCAGCGCCAGAAGGCAGTCATCGGCCACGGAGAGGTCTCTCCGCGCCATCCCGAGCAGGGCTACTGTTTCCCCTGGATGACCGCGAGGCCCGTGCCCACCTCTCCGATGAGCATGGCGCCGATCTCGTCGGCCACCTGCGGGTCGCTGTCGCGCAGCTGGTCGAACTCCTCGGCCGAGGGGTAGACACAGAGCGACCGCGCCGCGAGCTCGTTGGCCAGCGCCGCCGCGGGCGGATTGGTGATGATCTGCATCATCGCCGCCTTGTGCGAGCGGAAGTCGGCCGCGCGGGCCTTCTTGAACACGAACGTGCGCCCGTCCGAGAGGTCGATCGCACGAACGGCCCCGTGCTTCTCGCGGAGGTCCGCGAGGGCCTTGTCGTCGATCATCGCATCTCCGCGATGGCGTAGACGCCGTTCCGCTTGAGCTTGAGGAAGCTCATCTTCACCTCACGCTTGAGCGCGTCGGTCCCCTCTTCGCCGCCGCCCTCCGCGCCGAGGAACCGCGCACCCTCGATCACGTCGGTGTGCGTGGGCATCCCGGGCTCGGAGTACTGCACGGTGATGGTGCGGATGCGGTCCATCCACCCGGGCACCGAGGACACCTGGCGGAAGGCGCTCTCCAGCAGCGTGACGGAGCTGTCCTCGGGCTTGTACTTGCCCCGCGTGCGGCCGATGGGCTGTCGGCTCGCGCCGTAGACCATCCCCTCTTCGACGCCGTCCGCGTACTTGATCGCGACGCACCCGACGATGGGCGCTTCGCCGTCCGTGCGGATCTCGATGGAGGCCCAAGAGTACTCCCGGCCGTTGATGTTGGCGTATCCCATGATCGTCAGTTCCCCGTGAGGTTGAGGGCGAACGCGACGTCGACCTCGATGGTGGTGGCGTAGCCGAGCGGTTGCACGCGGATCTTCACGCGCAGGGTGCTGGTGGTGGCGATGTCGTCGGTGCGGTTGACCGCGGCGCTCACCGCCGAGACGTAGCCCGGCCCGAGCAGCGCGGCCGAGAGCTTCGCCGTCAGGTACCCGTCGATCGCGTCGGCGTCGCGCGAGTCGATCACGCCGCCGGCGGCCGTCCTCACGTTGTCGTTGACGAACTCCGTCAGGAGCGTCTGCGCCGCGCGGGAGGCGAGGCACATCACCCGGACGTTCATCACCGTGGTGAAGTCGGAGCCGTCGGGCGCCGCGGTGCGCGCGGTGGCATAGTAGCCCGTTCGGCCCTGGATGCTCTGCAGCCCGAGAAAGCGCCGGGTGTCCAGCGTGGGGTAGAGGCGCACGTCGTGGGCGAGGCCGCCAGCGACCACCGCCTCCATCGCGCCGCGGCGCACGCGGCCGGGATGCTCCGCGAGACCGACGTTGTCGGTGACCTTGGAGAGCTTCGCGAGGCGCGCGCTGATGGGCCACGACACCGGGCGACGGTGCTCTCCGCCGATGCCCGCCGAGGTCACCAGGGAGTACCCCCCGCCGACCGCGCCGCGCTTCGATGTGAACGCCGCGAACCCAGGCGTCGAGCCGGTGACGGCCCCGAGCCAGGTGGAGAGGGTCTCGCCGGTGACCTGGTCGCGCGCTTCCACGAGGAACCACCGGTACAGGCCCTCGGACACGAGGCCTTCGATGGAGGTCTTCACGGCGCCAGCGCCGGTGTCGTCCACAGCGCCGACCACGTGCACATACTCGTGATCGAACGACGTGGTCTCGAGCGCCGTCAGGGCCGCGGTGAGTCCGGTGTTGTCGAACGCGGGCGGCGAGCAGGCGAAGCGGAACTCGTCGCCCACCACGAAGGTCCCCGCGCCGAAGGTGACGGTCAGGCCGGTGTTGCCGATCGTGAGCGCGCCCGAGACGGGCACGGCCAGCTCGGGGCCCCACGTGCGCCCGTCGTCGATCGAGACCTTGACCCCCGCGGAGAGCGCCCCGAGGGAAGCGCCTGCGCGAACGACCTGGATGCGGACGTGGTAGCTGTCCCGTGCCGCCCCGCTGACCGTGGGCTCCGAGGTGCCGGTGATGGCTCCCGTGGTCGCGCATCCGGCCTTGTAGGCCGTCCAGTCGTCGGCGAGCACGAAGGTCCCGTCGGTCCAGCCGATGAGCAGGCCCGTCGAGCCGATGGCCTGCGGGGTGGCGCTGGCGGTGATCGATCCCGCGGGCAGGAAGGTCACCCCGCCGTCGAGCGAGAGCTTGAACTCGGGCGTGGCCGCGAGGTTCGATCCGGCCTTGGTGACCACCACCTTGATCGCGTAGGGCTTGTCGGCCGTCCCGGTGAGGGCCGGAACCGCCGTCGACGTGTTGGACCCGTTCGCCGTGAGCGTCCCCGCCGCAGGCGATCCCGCCCCCTTCTGACACACGCCGCCCGCGAAGCCTGCGGTGGCAGTGGCGGCCTTGCACACCACGATCGGACCGCCCGCCTTGGCGAGCAGGAGCGCGGCGAGCTCGACGAGCGGGCCCTGGCCGAACGCGCTCACCAGATCATCGCCGCTCGCAACCAGCGCGGGCGTGGCCGCGGAGCCCGAAGAGCAGCAGCCGACCACCGCGGGCGGGAGGTCGAGCACAGAGGTCTGACCGAGGGCACCGTCGCCCACGGAGACCGAAACGTTTCCAATTCCCATGTGTCCTCTGGTGGCGGGCTACTGCTCGCCGTGATCGAGAGAGCCGTCGCCGGCCGTGGTGGTTGTGTTGTCTGGGGTGGCTGCGGTGAGCCTCACCGTTGAGGCCGCGGCCTCGCGCTGCGGAACCTGGAAGGTCACCGTGAACACGTAGGACTCGCCGAGGTTGGTTTGCCCCTGCTCGGCATCCCACATGCCCGATCCGATCGACATGGAGCCCGCCGCCGAGAGGTGAAGCGACGCAAGGATGGCCTCGCGCAGCGCTTCGACCTGGGAGACGGACTCGCCCCAGACGTGGATGCGCACTGAGGCGTTGCAGGTGAACAGGTGACGCACCGTCCCGTTCGCGCCGACCTTGCGCGGCGGACCGAAGGTGTCCGAGGTCGGAACCCAGGTCACCCTTGGCGGCGAGTCGTTGCGAGGGAGCGCTCGCGTCGAGACCTCCCACACGAGTGACGAATACTCCGCAACGACCCGCGGCATCACCTCGGCGGCGATGTCAGCGAGCCCCATTGAGCACCTCCACGATGGCGCGCTCGATGCGCCCGCTCACTTCGACACCGAACGGAAACTCCGTCAGGAACGGTCGCGCAGGGATGCGCTTGCTGCCGCGCTGGTGCACGGGGCCATAGACGGGGAGCCCGAAGGTGACGGACAGCCCGGAGAGCTGGCCGTGCGTCGCGGCCCGACGGAGCCGGCTGCTCTTGTCGAGAATCCTCCCGCCCACCCGAGGGCGCTTGAGCGGGAGCCATGCCGTTCCTTCGGGCGAGCGCTGTCCATCGAACGCCTCGGCGTGGATCGCGTTGAGCTCCCGAGCGGCCGCGCCGACGGCCTTCTGCACCGCGCGGCCGCTGGCGAAGGCGTCGATGTGGCGGACGAAGTCCCGCAGGTCCGTGCCGCTGGTGGTGACGGGCGCGCCCACTACCAGCCCCGCTTGTCGCTCGACGCTACCTTCGCCGCCGAGCTCGCGCGGGCGCTGCGGGACGGGGCGGGCGTGGTGTTGCCGCCGCTCACCGCCGCGCGACCGGCGCTCACGTCTTTGAGCCAGGCGATGGCCTGTTCTTGACGGGTCTGGATGGCCTCGTCCGAGCCCTGCGGCGAGTATCCGCGGGTCGAGAGAAGGTCCCAGGCTGCGACCGCGCAGACGGCGCGCTTCAAGTCGTCTCCGTACCCCGTGAGAGGCAGGACGTACCGCGAGCGCAGGTAGCTGTCGGCGAGGTCGGACGCGGCTTCGAGGGCTGCGTCTTGATCGTCGCTGGAGACGCCCGACAGCGCCCCGGCGCGGATGCCGAGGCGCGTCAGGTCCGCGCGCGTCGCGTAGGCCACGGGTCAGCTCAGCCCTTGCACTTGGCGGCGAGCCAGAACGGCCCGTAGCCTGCGGCGCCGCGGGCGCGCACGCCCATGACCACCTCGTCGTCCCAGAACACGTTGTCGTCGCTCTCGGCGTTCTTGAACACCATCTTCGGGGCCGAGCGCTCCACCAGCACGATGGGCTTGGTGCTGCGCGACGCGTCCAGCAGGTAGTAATCCGAGTCGGACCCGCCCGCGTTGGCGGC